GGACTAGAAAATCTATCACCATCCCAATCGAACTGTGAAGATTCTGGTACATATTTTGTATCATATATTTGTGCAAATGAATGAAAACCGGATGTTGTTTTCTTTATAGAATTTAAATCAAAGTAATCTACTGTTTTTACATTTGTTCTATTACCATCCCAATCAAACTGTGAAGATTCAGGAATGTACTTTGTATCGTACAATTGTGCAAATGAATGAAAACCTGCTGTTGTTTTCTTTACATCAGTTAAGTCGAAGTAATCTAATGTTCTTGCATTTGTTCTATCACCATCCCAATCAAATTGAGATGATTCTGGTACATACTTTGTATCGTACAATTGGGCAAAAGAATGAAATCCAGATGTAGTTTTTTTAACATCTGTTAAGTCAAAGTAGTCTGTGATAGGTGCATTTAATCCATCACCATCCCAATCGAACTGTGAAGATTCTGGTACATACTTTGTATCATATAGTTGTGCAAAAGAATGAAATCCTGATGTTGTTTTCTTTACATCCGTTAAATCAAAATAATTTACATTTGGTGCCTTTGTTCTATCACCATCCCAATCAAATCTTGATGTTTCTATTTTATATTCACTAACAAGTGGTGTTGCGAATTTTTTGAATCCATCTGCATTTGTATTTTGAAATAAATCTACAAAATTTTGTAACGATGATTGTGCATTTCCATCCCAATCAAACTGTGAAGATTCTGGAATGTACTTTGTATCATACAATTGAGCAAATGAATGGAATCCAGATGTTGTTTTCTTTACATCAGTTAAGTCGAAGTAATCTACACTTGGCGCATTTCCACGTGTACCGTTCCAATCAAATCTAGATGCATTTACATTCAATAAATTTTTATTAGTATTATATGATGTTTGTTCTAATTCAGAAGCAAAAGTATGAAATCCTTTATTTGTATATTGTTTTGTTACATCAAAATAATTTATAGATGGAGCAGAGTTTCTATCGCCATTCCAATCAAATTGAGATGATTCAGGTACATACTTTGTATCGTAAATTTGAGCAAAGGAATGAAATCCAATTTTAGAATTTTTACCGTTTATATCAAAATAATTTGTTGAAGGAGCGGAATCTCTGTTACCATCCCAATCAAACTGTGAAGATTCCGGCACATACTTTGTATCATATAAATCTGCAAATGCAGTAAATCCATCTATTGTATTTTGTTTTTTAATATCAAAATAATTAGTTTCTACTAATGTATCATAACCTAATTCAGATGTATTATTTTTATATTCCGTTTTTAACAATTGTTGTTTATTTGTAAAGCCAGATGCATTTGTATCATCGAATAAATTTAATTCTTGATTATTTTTATTTGAAAAATTTGAAAATTCATCACTTTCGTGTCTTCCATTTGGATTTGTTTTTATTATTCTATCTATATCAAGTCTACTGTCAATGATTGCTAAATCTGATAATTGACCGTTGTATTTTGTTGTATCTACTATTTCATTTATTTTTTTATTTTGTATCTTTGATGTTCTGTCTAATTTTTGTGGTGTTATATCTAAATTTAATATACTATCATTTAGTAATCTATTTGTTTTTTGATCAACCAATACGTTGTTTATATCTGTTGATTTATCTATCAAAGCTGATTGTGCTTCCCAATCTATTTCTAATGTCTTTTTTTCAAGTGCTATATCTGGATTAATAACATTATTTATTGGGGAAATTAAATCTTTATTCAATATTACCGATTGATTTATTTTTGTTTCATCAATTGGTTCAGTCGTTTCTAATAATTTTATATCCGATGTATTATTATTAACACCGTTGTTCATTTTTTCAACAATAACATTTGATGAATCAATATTACTTAACTCTACATCTTGACTTATTTCAGATAGTTTTGTGGATATTCTCTCTAACCTATTTGTTTGATTTGACAAATACTTTTGTATAGATGTTGGTGATAAATTTGAAACGGAATTTACCAAATTACCATCGGTGGATTCTTTTGATATATCATCTAATTTAGTATCACCTAATTTTTTAATAAGATCAATATCTTTTGGTGAATTTGGCTGTGGTATATTTTTTATTAATTCATTGGATATAGGTTGATATGCAGAAAACTTATCCCCATACGAATTTGTTTTTGGGGAATTAGTATCACCACTATTATCTGGTTTTGGATTTTTTGATCTAAATTTGGATAAATCAGATTTTAAATCTATCAAAGACATATCATTTCTCGGTTTTACATATAAATATCATAATCATTACATTCAATCTGTATCTCTTACAGCAAAGCCATACGTGTTGTCACTTCCAATCTTCATCTGTTTCTTCCAACTTATTTCACCGGCTATGGCTTCTACTGTTCTTTCACCGATTTTAATATATGTTGGTTGATTCAATATACCTATTAATTTATCTATTTTTTGTTCCAATGCAGTTGTATTTACATTAATAGATACTTGTGACGTTCCTTGATTGGTTGTTACCGTTGCATTTGTAACTGGAGTAGTTTGTGGTTGATTTCCACTAAATATTGATTTTACTCCTGAAAATATAGAACCTGCAAAATTTGAAACAGATGATAATATTCCACCTGCACCAGGATTTATTTTTTCAGATGCCTTTTCAAGTTTTACAATATCTAACTTTATTAAATTTTTATTAAGTTCTGCTATAGCGTTTGATAAATTTAAAACACCAGTTGCAAATGATTGCATCTTAATACTATCGGCTGAATTAAATATTGTTATAGCTTCTTTAAGAACATCAACCATACCGGCATTTTTAAATCCAGATAGTGTTGTATTAAATAATTTAAAAGATTTTTCAAATTCAGCTATTGCCCTAGCAGCAGACCATATCTTATTATCATTAAATTTTGCCAACTCTTTTGAAGTTTCGGATAATTCTTTTGCAGTTTGTGGTGTTGCTGCTTGTGTCATCTGTTGATTTTTTTGTTGCCATGGTAATTCTTGTGGTTTGCTCTTTCCACTTATTGCATCCCAATTGTTATACAAACCAAGTCCTAATCCAGCTGCCCCACCAATTGCCATTCCCCATGGTCCAAACATTGCACCCGCAGCCGCTCCAGATGCAGTGTTAGATAAAAGATTTGCCCAACCAGCTCCTGTTGTATTACCTTGGCTTTCAAAATATTGTGATGCCAATTCTCCACCTAAAGCAAGTCCACCACCAATTAATCCAGCTTTCATGCTATTAAATTTTGGTTTTCCACCTGTTTTGCCGGACATTGGTGTTACATTTCCACCTTGTTGATTCTGTAACTGTTGCATTATTTGTTGATTAGATTGCGTCATTTCCTGCATCATCTGTTTCATAGCTTTGCCGGATACGGGACCTATTCCTAAAACATTAGTCTTAAATGCATCTATTGCCCAACCCAAACCCTTATATCCAAGAAAAAGACCTATTGTTGTCCCTATTATTTTATTCCAATTAAAGAATCCCTCATTCATTCCAGCAACAGCTTCTTTTGTTTTATCTAATGGATCTGATATTATACCAAATTTTACTAAAAATCCAAATACACTTTTTACAATTTCTTTTAATTGTCTTCCCATTTCAATTAAACTTTTTATTATACTTGGCAATCTTTTTGTCATGCTACTGAACAAATCTTTTAATTCTTGATTACCCATTAGTTCTTTAAAAATTGCATGTATTTCATCAACTATTGGTAATGTGGAATCCATCAACTCTAATTTTATTTTGTTTATTTTATCCATAAATCTTGTTTGTATATCCGCTCCCTCTTTTTCAGCAGCAAGATTTTCCAAGAAAGTTTTTTTAGCGCCCTTACCCATAGTAGAAACTTCTTTTCTTAATTGAGCGGCAGTCATATTAAAGTATTTTTGTGCGTCTTGCATTGGATTAGCACCACCGAATACATTTTTTAATTCTTGGAATTTATTAAACATCTTTGTAAATTCTTCAAGAGAGAACCCAAAAAGGTCTGCTATACTACGAACACCGATTAAACCACCTGGCATATCAGCTAAACTTTTTACTTGGCCTATATTACTCATTAACATATCGAATGCCTTGTCATACTGCATAGAATTTGTTGCTAAACGTATTGCATCCATATTTTTAAAATGAATACCAGTAATAGTTTCTGCTGTAAATTGTTTTTCAAGTGAACTTTCAATATCAAGAGTACCCTCAAGAGCTTCCGAAAATCCTTTTAAGTCTATTCCCAACATTTTTGCTTTAGCAACAAACTGCACAAGTCTATCCACGGCACCTTTCATTCCGTTTGCCATTATTTGGGGAACATTTGACATTGCCTTTATGATTTGTCTATTATTTAAGAATGCTTTTGTTATTTTTACAGATTGATATGCAAGATTTCCCATACTTACACCCATTATGGATGATATTTTTCCAAAATTTAGTGCTTCTTCATTTGTTAATTGGAATTTTTCACGAAGTACGGTTATATCTTCAACAAATCGACTTGATCCAGTTCCTTGCATGATTTTATTTACTGATGCTCCGTATTCTTCAGCTAAAAATCCAACTGTTTCACCAAATTGTTCGGTATTTATTCCAACTAAATCCATTTTTAGAGCCATTCCAGCAAATCTACGTTCTAATCCAGTTGCCTCCCCTCTTGAAATTGATAAATTTTTGCTTAAGTTTGCAATTCTAGTGTCTAATTCAAATGCAGTACCTATTAAAAACTTAAATGCAGTTATCATCAAATTTATTATACCAAGTATTGCAGCAAAAGGAGCTGCAATTGCAAATCCCAATAATGATTTTCCCCAACCCCTTATGGTTTGACCTACGGTTTTGCTTCCATCTATTACTTTACCCAATCCCAATTTATTAAAAAGAAAATTCCCACCTGGAAGACCAGTCATCATGGCAAGAAAAGCCAATTTTGTTGCCTTTGAATCTTCTTTTGCCTGCTTCATTAATTTACTTTTTTCTTCTAATTTTTTATTAACTAATTTTAAGTATTGAAATTCTCTCAATTGAGCATCTGCAATTTTTCTTTGTGCTTCCCAAGCATCATATGACATTTCATTGGTTTTTAAATCCAATGCAGCTATTTGTTCTTTTAATTTTCTTTCTAGTGAATAAGTTTCTACTGCCCTATAACCATTTTCGGCTATGTTTTCCATGTTTTCTGTAATTTTTGCTGCTAAATTATTCAATCCTGATGCATTTGAAACCATGTTTTTCATGGATTTTGCCATAACATCATTTTGTTCTTTATTGGCACCAGTCAAATCTTTTAATATTTCAAATTGTCCTGATAGTTCTTTTGCATGTTTTGTAGTAATACCGAGTATTTCTGCACTTTTTTTAGAGTTAGTATTGAAAGAATGCATCAATATAGATGATTTTTCTTGAATTAATAATAAATCATCTTGTGCTTCTTTTATTTGTTTTAAATGACGTGTTTGACTTGTTCTGGCTGTTTCTTCTTTTTTATTATCTTTTAAAGAATCTTCTTCCATTTCACGTAATTCTTTACGCAATTTGTAGTATTCCTTTAAATTTTTTGTTCTGCGTTCTTCTATTTTAGCAATTTTCTCTAAATATTCAGAAGAATTTGCGTCAAAAACAGATGACTGGCTCTTTAATTCCAGTATCTCACTTTCCAAAGATTTAAGTTTTTGTCTTAAAGCATTTCTTTTTGTTTGTTTTTGTTTTGCCATTTATTACAATAACTATTAAAATAAAAAAGTCTACATATCAAATAAATATGTAGACTGTGAATTATCTATTAAATTTTGGAGGTCCTGATACATTTGGACTTGATATTTTTTTGTTTGATGAATCCTCATATTGTTTATTTTCTCGTTCTATTTGTTCAGATAATAAACGAATATAGTATCTTCTCAAATGTATTGGCATATTATACACATCATTAAATGTAAAACCACCTTTACCAGCATAACAGATTGAAAATATTTCTTGGTGTAACCCAAGTTTATACTCAATATTCAGGCCAAAAAAATGAGACATCCATCGGGATGTCAATCTCCTTTACTTCACCCGTTGCATCTGATACAAATGTAAATGTCATATCTAAATCGGGAGATATTGTATTAATATATTTTCTTAATGCCCTCGAATCTACTGCAAATAATTCATTATCAACGAAATTATTTATATTAGCACGGCCGGTTTCACCATCAACTGCAATAATAATGTGTTTGAGTCTTGTTGTAAGTTCTTTATCAATACCGGTTCGCATCATCATTTTATTGTTTGCTTTTAATTCCGCTTGTATATCTTTTTCAATTCCATGATTCATTAATCTAAAAGTTACTTTTCTTTTGGAATTTGGTAATTCAAAGTCAAACTCGTTCTTCCTGTTCTCAAATAAACTATAATCGACCTCCTTGTGTTCAATTTGAGATAAATCTATTACTACTTTTTGTTTTGTTCCCGGTGAAAATGGATCTTCAATTTCAACTGCATACTCATTTCCATACCCCAATAATCTAGCGGCAACCATTATTGCGTTTCTATCACCACTATAAATATCGTTGTAATTGACTGGAGTTACAATCAAAGACTCAAACAATTTATCTAATACCACGCCTTGTTTAATAAGATTTTGAGAAGTTAAAATATCTTCTTCTTTTGCGGTCATATATTTCATTTCAATAAAACCATCAGCAAGTGGATGATCCGGTGGATATATCATTCCCTTTGAGGGCAACGGTACTAATTCTGTTGGGAAACTCGATTTCTTTACTTCTTCTTGTTTAAAATCCGATAGTAACCGTTCTTTAACTTCTTGATCGGACATTTCTGAATTTAAACCGTCTGGTAAGTTGTAACCAGTTGGAATTTTTGTCATAACTTTTGCCTCATAACATTAACTATAATAAAACATTTAAATTTACAAATATAAATATGGGTATACTTCAAAATTCGGTATACCCATAATTTTCAAATAAATTTCAATATTGTGATAAAAACAAAATCAATATTGAAGAATAGCATAATCATATGCAAGTGTTAGTGAAATTTCAACAAATGCATCATTTGCCCAATCCATTTCACCAAATGTTGTTGCGGTAATAAATGCACCCTTTAATGTCCATTCTTCTACCTTATCACCAACAGGTCCAAGTGTAAAGAAAGTAATATCTTTCTTGTAAAAATCGGAATAACCATCACGACCAGTTACAGATTCGTGTGATAATCGAACCCACTCCATTACCGCTTGTGCACCGGATGGAACAACTGGATCATATAGTTTTATTGTAATATCTTGCCATTCACCTTTACCTTTCACTTTACGATAAACATTAATGTGATCAAGTTTGATTGGATTAAAGTTTATGTTGGGTCTTCCTGCTCCTTTTACCAACCAAGAAGGAACTCCCTCGATATACATAATAAATCTGTTTTGTAACTTTGGCTCGAATGGATTAAAAAATATTTCCGTAGAACTAACTAATTCAGCCATTTATGTCTCCAAAAAATAAAAATGCTTTAATATAAATATGTTATTTGTAAAAATATGGGGAGAATATTTCATCTCCCCATTATTCCATTAAGCACCAGGAAATGCAGCGCCTGTTGATTGAATATTGAAATCTAATACTATAAATTCTGCAGTTCTAGTTGGTTGTAAGAACAACTGACCATATAGTATGTTACGATCTATCACATCTGGTGTATTATTACTTTCATCCATGATAACACGGAAAGCAAATAAACCTTGACGTTGTTGTATTGACTCTAAATATGGATTAACAATATTCAAGAATCTAGCGCGAGTTTGAGAAGTGTTTTGTTCAAAAACAAGGTATCTTGTAGAAGAAGCAATAAACTTCTTAGCAGCAATTAAAAGTCTACGAACATTTATTCTATCGAGAGCAGATGGTCTTCCTTGCAATGTTTTTTGTCCCCAAACACAAACGCCTGTTGATGGGAATGTTGCAATTGGGTTTATTCTACCTTCATACAATGTGTCTCTTTCTGTTTGTGTCAATCTTGATTTAACCTCTATTACTTCGGTTAAACCACCACGATTTAAACCTGCAGGAGCAAACCATTCTGCAGCAACTCTATCATTAAATGCAATAACACCTGGAAGAACTACTGATGGGGGAACCCATACTGGCTTATTTCTATCTGTATCTAATATCTTAACCCAAGGATAATAAGTTGCGGCATAATTCGTATCTAATGCCTCAACTGTTGATACTATTGTACTTATATTATCATTAATTTGTGATGCGTCCATAACATAGAATGCATCACCTCTATCTTCACATACCGATTTTGCATAACTTGTTATTGATGGATGTATAGAGTGTAAAACTCCAGGAGTTACAACCATATTAATATCAAATTCATCAGCATTTGAAATGGTGTCTAATGCCTTTTTATATGAAGCATAGCCAGCTGCACTTGGACCTGAAATATCAAATCCTTGTGTATTGACATCTAATATGTAAGCACCGGTTCTTTTTTGAAGATTTGGTTTATGTCCATCGAATCCACCTTGAAACGGCACCATAAACTTACGGCTATCTATTGATGTATCAGATGACAAATCAATTGGTCCACTATAAGGATTAGCGGATGTTGGAAAATTAGCAGCAGCTGATTGATCGTAATCGCCTAAATAAAAATCTGCATTTGTACCAGTAGTTTGACGACCAATTACTGGAAGTGGACGCAAATAATTAAAATTATCAGTTGTACCAAAATCATAATCAAATCCAAAATAAACTCGTCTATTATATTCATTTGCAATTACTTGTGTTGATACATAAGAAGCACTTGCAGGTTGTGCGAATCCAGATGGAATTGGTGACTTCAAAGCACGGAAGCCAAACGGTACATTTATAGGAGAAACTGCCGCATTTACAACTCCTTCTGTTACTTCAACTCTAATGTGTTTTGATTTATTAGAATAATCACCATTTATTATTAATTTTCCTTCATCATTTATTGTTACATATCTATCACCAATAACTCTTGAAATAAACTTTGGTGAGTTTGGATCCAAATTACATCTAAATGATTCTACTATATTTGGTCTAATATCATCATCTTGTGTTGTAAACGGTGTTTGTGGTAATTTTGATTGATCAACATATCTAACAACAACATCAAATTCACCGTATTCTGATCCTGCAATTGTTCCAGCAGGTTTAATATTAGCTATACCTATTTTTATTTCGTAGTTTGAATGTATACCATGTGAAAGAGTGTGGAATTTAAACAAATTATTTGCACTACCACCAATTTTTTGTGAAGTGATCCATGGTGTTGATGCTTCGGAATAATCATCGGTAAAGTCCCATTCAGTATTGGTAGCTGATCCGGTCTGTATAATTATTTCTGGTTCACCACCGTATGTGTCTATCAAGAACTCGGCATCATTTGAAAAACAAACATAGTTGTATACTGCATTTGTTCCATATGCATTGTGTCCAAACACATTACCAATGAAATCTGCACTATTTGGATCAATAGAGGCACTAAAATCTGTACCATTTTGATTTACTGCATTACCCGTAAATGCTGAAGGATCAACATATTGTCCAAAAGATCCGGAAAGTGTTAATACAAATCCTTCACCATTAACTTGAACTTCGGATTCTTTAAATAAAGATACTGAATCGGCAGCATTAACAATAAATGTTGGGTGTAAGAATGAAATTAATCTATGACCGAAAGAACCACTAGCAACTATTGCTAATGGGTGCTTAAGAGAATAACCACCTGATCCCAATACACGAACTATTGTTGCTGAACCAGCACTTGTCAAATAACTTTTAGCAGTATATGGTAAGTATGATTGTTCATATGCACCACCAAATATACTCAAAAAATCAGAATATCCATTAACCAAGGTCGGGACAAAAGCAGGTCCCTTGAGCGTTGGTCCAATGAGTGCAGCACCAATAGCACCGATTCCTTGTGGAAGGAATGACAAATCTTTTTCATTGGTAAAGACTCCAGGACTTACAATTCTTTCATTAGCCACTATTTTCTCCAAAAAATTATGTAATCACATTTGATACAACAATCAAATAATTTTAGCTTTCTTTTGATGGTACAAATTTATTTTGTTCTAAATCTAATACACCATCACCATATTTATCATTTAATTCTTTAACTAAATCTTCTTCTTCTTTTTGTAAATCCATGTAACCTTGAAGTAATTTTTCTCTTAAAGATGTTACGTCATCGATTCTTTTTTTAGTTATATGCAATTCAACTTCTACTTGACCAATCTGTGCAGTTATCGTTGCATATTTTGTTCTTAATAATTTAACTCGTTCAATATCATCTTGTGACACTTCATTAACTTTATTTTCAACATTTTCAGACATATAAAACCTCATTTAGTTAATAACAAATAACACATATAAATATGTTATTTTTTTTGTAGAATATGTTTTTTAGTATATTTATTTAATCATTTATGGATCTAAAACCATCATTTAATCTTTCTTCTAATAAAACACTATTAATATCAGAAAATGTTTCAGATACAAAACGTATTTTGTTAGGAGATACTATTCTTTTTGTTGTTGTTTCTGTTGATATATCTTTTGGAACTAAATATCCATGTACTTTCAATTGAAAATTTGCACGAACTACTCTATCTC